TATTGACGATATCATTGATTCTTTGAACAGTGCCGTTAAGAATAAATGAGTATATATAAGAGTGATGGCTATATTCTAGACACGAATGATAGCTCTAAAGCCATCGTATATTATAAAGATAAACTACTGTTTATGGGCGATAGCCGCACAGCTATAAAATTCTTTTGTCAAAACTGCACAGATGAAAAATTAAGAGCAAAATTAAAAAAATATAAATATATTAAAATATGGGATTGACCTTATTAATTGTATTTGATACTGTTATTTTGATCTTAAAAGACTCCTTTCGGTTAAGATTAATGTTGAAAAAAATGAACCCGCAAGTTTTTCGTTTCTCTTGCGGGTTTTTTTGTGCTTGACAATGTATGCGATAAATCTTATTTGTTAAAAAAAACAACTTGGAGGTTAAATTATGGAAAATAGATATTATGTTAAAGTTCGTTGGTCACCAGACAGCAAACAACCAACGCGTGATGTAACTTTTATGGTTGAGGCTGATAGTGCCGATCAGATTAGAGAAGCAATAGATCTTAAACATGAAATCGTAGTCATAGATAGAGTTGATTAATGGTTAGAGAACAGCAAGGAAAATTCATATGCACAGATTGCGGTCATACCTATAGTTCTATGCTGGGTGACGATGAAGTGCCTGAAATTTGCGAGCAGTGTGATGAAGACACAGAATAAAACACACGCGGTAATGTCCCAAAGGCACGAGAAAAAGGATAGTCTCGATTACTTTCCTACTCCGCCTTGGGCCACGCGAGCGCTCTTTCACTCCGTTATCCTACCAATGGGTATTGTTCATTACAATAATCGTGTGTTAGAGCCAGCTTGCGGCGGCGGTCACATGGTCAAGGTCCTTCAAGAATATTTTGATAAGATCGAATCATGTGACATAGCCGATTACGGTCAGGATCGTATTCAAGATTTTCTTACCTTGGATTACAGTCAGGTAATAGGTGCATACGATTTTATTATTACCAACCCACCCTTTAATCTAGCAGAAGAATTTGTCCGTAAAGCCTTGCCCATGACACGCAAGCTGGTGGCAGTCTTCGCTAGAACTCAATTCATGGAAGGAATAGGACGATATGAAAGATTATTTAAACCAAATCCGCCAACGATTATCGCGCAGTTTACTGAACGAGTACCAATCGTTAAAGGCCGTCTGTCCGCAACTGCTTCGACAGCTACAAGCTACGCTTGGTTCGTATGGCGA